AATCATCTGTTTCAGCAGTAGGTCTAGCAAACTTTCTTTTAACAACTAAATAAACTGTCTTACCATTAGAAGTATTTGAAAACTGAACAGCAGTATTAGTACTTGAAGGTGGGAAGTTAGTAAGTAACTCTATTCCTGCACTTGTGTATTGGTCGCCATCTGCATTCTGTACCCAAGAATTAACTATAGATACTGTGGTTGCTGGAACTTCTGCGTAAGTTGAATTAGAAGTTACATTAGTTGTAGTTATGTTATATAAACTTGGATAAAGTCTTGATATATTATCTGCTACTGCATCAAATACAGACTTCCTTGGAAATGTTGGATTGATAAACATATTTGTTTTATCTCCGTGTGAATCAGCTGTTGTTCCTGCATATCCTCTAGCTACAGTTAATGTTCTAGTTGATGAAACAATATTTGTAACTAACATTAACTCTTGATTTATCTCTATTAATGCACCACCAGCTAAAAGGTTTTCTTCTTCAGAACTTAATAAACCATCTTCGTAAATTACTGTAGATGTTGTGTTATCTATAGCACCATCTAACCTAGAGAACGCAGACAAATCATCTGGTTTATTTAAGAAATCTCTATATATTCTATCTACAAGTGTGCTTACTGCTGCCATATAACTCCATAATACTAGAGGGAGATGTATTTATCTCCCTCTAATAAATATACTATCTAATTCCTAATTAGGAAGTAGCTAGGTTTGTAATTTTGCCGTGGAATTGTTCTGGACCATATTCTAATCCAATTTCTCCATAGACTTGATACTTGTAAGCTGCTCCTGATTGAGCTAGTGGCTCAACAAAGAAGTGTCCTTTTCCTGGAATATCCAAGAAAACTGGCTTACAAAATGCAAGGTCAGCAATTACAATATCATCTGCTGGTACGTGTCTGCTATAGACAATACCAATCTCACCAAAGTCAGTTTCTATAGTGTTGATATTAACACCACCATAGTTTCTATCTCTTGGTGCAAGTGATAATGCACTTGAATAGATAGATGATAGTTTTTGCTTTTGAAAGGCGTTAGCAAACATTACAGGTTGCTCAAATGGAGCTCCTGAATCTGCCATAGATTTTAGAATAGTATTAACATCTCCTTGTGCTAATGCTCCTCCAGCAGCTGCTCTCTCGTTAGTTGAGATAGCTGCTAACATACCTCTTGTTTTTCTTGCTGTTGTTACGTTTGTATCTGCAACATAAGTACCTTGCAAGAAAGAGAACTCTATATCTCTAGCTGCTCTCTTTAAAGCCATATCTAATTGGAAAGCCAATTCATCTTGAACTGGTTGATTTCCTATAATAGCTTGTCCAGAAAGGTTTCCTGTTGCTGCTTGTTTTGTGTATGATACGTTTACACCATATTGCATAATTTGAGTAACGTTAATTACTTCACTTCTGCTTCTCTCTGCATATGTTGGGTCTGCACCTTCTACAGCTGCTGTTTGAGCTGCGGCTGCATTGTCAACTGTTTGCCAGGTGAATTGTTTAGAGGTAACTGATTTACCTCCAGTCATTCCACCAATAGCAGAAAGAAATGGCGTATCATTTGGAGTTATATTAAATAACTCTCCTACGTAATTGGGTAAATCATACGAATCACCCATTCCTGATACTGCACCCATTTTTTAATCTCCTTTAATTTAACTTGTCGTTCATTAGTGCTTTTAATTTTTCTGCTTTGAGAGCTGAACTCTTTTGCCAATCACCATCTTGCATAGCTTGTGAAATCTGGTCGTTTACATTAGCTGGTTCAACTGGAACACTAGCTTGTGCTACAGCATCTAAACTATCTTGGCTAGTTACTACTCTTGCCTTTTGTGCTTCTTGTTCCTGAACTGCTGGAGCTTCTTCACCCCATCCATATTGTTCAGCAGCAAATGCCTTTATCGCATCTACTTCCAAGTCGCCTTTGTAAAGGTCCTTTAGTGCTTTGCCTTGTCCAGAAGCTGGGTCAAAACCTGCATCTTTAATGGCTGTGTCCATCTGTACAGATTTATATTCCTTCTCAACACCTTCAAGTTCTTTAATGCGTTCTCGCATATTCTTGATAGCGTTGTTATCTTCCTGCGTTTCTTCTACTGTATTTTCTTCTATATTTTCCATATCTCTCCTCTCCCAGTTTCTACTAACTGCATTACCCTGGGGAATATAATGCGATAGGCGACAAATAAAATAATTTAAGAATAACGAAAATTGTCAGCCACTCTTGGCTATTCAGATACCAGCGATTTTAATACTCAACTTACACGCTTGAAATAAGCTGGAGGTGCAGCATCCATTTTTAATCGGAGAAAGCCGCAATCCGATACTTTAATTATATCTTATAAAAATAAAATAGTGGGGTTTTATCCCCACTATTTTTATACGTACACGAAAGGAAGGTTATATTCTCTATTGCTAGAGTATTTCCTCATTATTAATTATACACAAAAAAAAACTATGTAACCTTTTTTTATTATTTGAGTCTAATCTATAGAAGTAAAACAAAGACCTCAACCATTTGTGTTTTCCTGGTTGGGGTTTTTGTTATCCCTCAACTAATCCAGTAACTCTGCCACCTTCTCTTGCGGCACCACCAACAGGTGAGAACATTGATTCTTCTTCTGCTTCTAATCTTCTAATGTTTTCTAATTGGTCTGGGTCCTGGAATACAACAGCTTGTGTAAACTCTTCTATTGTTAATTGTTGTTCACCACTGTCTTGTCTTAATTGTATATCTCTAAGTCTTGGTAGTTCTCTTTGTGCAGCTGTATAAAGTTGTCTTGCTTGTTGTTGAGTAAGACCAGCTTTTCTAAGATTCTCTGCTTCAGTTCTTGTTAATGTAAATCCTGCTCTTGCTGCTTCACCACCTATTTGTGCAGCTGTAATTCTTCCAGATATAATTTCTTCACCAACTGATGGGTCCAATGCTCCCATGAATATAGCTTCAGGAGTTAGGTCCACATTGTAATTAGTTGAAAAGAAGTTTTGAACTCCTTGAATATTATCTACGATACCTTCATAAGCAGAAGATACTCTTTGTTGAAATTCTCTAGCGGAGACTTCTCCTTCTAATAAACTAACAAATCTATCTGCTAATAATACTTTAGATGTTTGTGCTGGAATACCATATTCAGCAAGAGTTCCTATATAAGATTGTTCTAATGCTTTATACGTAGTTTCATTGTATCTAACTTGTCCAGTCTCTGGATTATAGTTACCAGGAAACTCCGCTTTATATTCATCTGTTTGTCTTACTTCTTGTATAGCAGTTTGTGGATTACCAGACTTAGCCCATGCAGCTGCAAACAACTGTAGTAATGTTCCAGTTAAATCTGGATATAATAATTCTGCTTCTTCTAAGTATGTTGCCATTATTGATTAACTCCTAAATTCTCTTCTACTGAACCAGCAGATGCACCCAATGCTTGTTGTAATGCTTGTGTTGCTGCTACAGTAACTTGTCCTATATTTTGTTCTAAACCTTTTTCTCTTAATGTAGTTTGACCTGCTTCATAATCATTAGTAGCTACCATATCTTGCCACCAGCCTTCTGTCTCATCAGCTTCTTTACCCCATACTTGCCTGGTCATACCTCTCCAAGGAGCAACAATATCATCATAAGTTAATTCTGTATTTGTATATTTAGGAAACAAAGCTAATCTACTTGTCTTTAAATTCTCTACTAAAGCTGCTTCATAGTCTGGATTGTTTCTTAATCTTCCAGCTTTTTCTGATAACTCTGAATCTGTTAATTGTCCAAACACTGGACCAAGCCATTGTGTATATAAGTTTCTAATTCTATCTTCTTGTTCAGCAGTTCTATTTAAACCACCAACACCAGCTGTATCTATCCAATCTGTAAAGTCTTGGTCTCTTACACCAGTTCTAAATGGGTCAGCAAATAAAGCTAACTGTTCAGTTGTGTAAGATTCTGACCATTGACCGCTTACCCATTTGTTAGCTATGTATGAAGATAAAGCATCTGGTGCTCCTAGCTCCTGGTTATTTTCACTATCATATCCCCCTGATACACCAGCAGCTTTTAAGGCTGCAGCAACTTGTAGTTTGTAATCATTAGCTTTTTGTTTAGCTGTTAGTGGGTCCTTAGTATATTCTCTAAGCCAAGAACGTTCTGATTCATTATGTGTTTTATACCAGTTAGTAGAAAACCATTCAGCTTCTGTTACTTCTCTACCTTCTAATGCAGCTTCAGCTATTAATGCAACTGAATCTGGGTCTAATATCCAAGGTGCTATTTGTGCTTCTGTTGCTAGATTCTCTGAAAAAGATGTAAATGGATGTGGTGCCTTACCAGTAACTGGGTCATTACCTGGAAGGTCTGCACTGTTACCAGCAATTACTCCCATTAAATCTAAATCATCATAAGAAAACTTAGCATTAACAAACCAATCTTGTCCTGGAGTTACAAATCCAGCTTCCACTGGGTCATTATATCTTACCTCATAAAACATAAATATTGTACTGCCCTGGTATAACTCACCTGCTCCTGGTACTGCATATCTTAAAAATAATTGACCTTCTACATCTACTAGGTCTGCACCATCAGGAATATTATTGAATTGATTTTTATTAGGATTTAAAGTTTGTTCTCCTGGAGGAGGAACTTCTGGACCACCTGGAGGTGGTACATCTCCTGGAGGTTCATCTCCTGGAGGTGGTGTTTCTCCACCTGGAGTTTCATCTCCTGGAGGTGGTGTTTCTCCTGGAGGTAATTCTCCACCAGGTGGTGGTGGAATCATTCCTGGACCTTGAGATATATTATCATAACCTAAAGCATTTAAAAATGTATTTCTTTCTTGTTCCCCACTACCTCTTAATGTCATTTGAATACTATCTTCCATAACTTGATTCAAACCTTCTTGAAATTGTTTTCTTTCATATTCACCTGTTGCAGCTTTTGGAGGTGTTAAATCTTGACCTATGTTGCTTTTAGAGGATAAAATTTCTTCTGCTACTATATATAAATCTTTTTCTGTAAATCCATTTTTTTCTGATTTAGCGACTGGTAATGATGTCTTTATTAAATTGTCTGCAATATTCATAGCAGCACTTATTTCATCTTGATTAAATACTGTTGCTTTATCACCAGGTTGATAATATGATAGACCTATAGTAGCTCCTGCTGTAGGTTCTGCTCCTGTATAATCACCCTTTAATTGTTTATCTATATCCCTTTGGCTAATAACATCTTTAACAGAACCAGTTTCTTTTCCAGATTCTAATTTTTTTGCTATGTAATATAAAGCTAAATCACCTATGTATTTATCACCTGTATATGCCATTATCTACTACTTTCCATAATATGATTGTACTTGATTATTCTCTGTATTGGGCTTAGTTATACTACCTATTCCCTTAAATAAAGTTTCATAAAAAGGTTTAGTTAATTTATACGTGATAGAATATTTATCATCTATCTTTCCAAAGTTATCCCAGAAATCTACATCCTTATCAAAGGCTGCTTTAGTTGCAGCATTAGTTACATCTGCAGCTAATACCATTGTTTCATAGAATGCTAACAATCCTGCAGCTGGTCCTGTAACACTAGCCATACCATATTTGGTTCCAACTTTTGTTAATGCTTTCTCTATAACTTCTTGTCCAACATCTAACTTGCTTAATCCTTTTAAAACTTTTGATGCAAACTTAGGTTTATTCTTAACTATATCTTCTGCTTTTTTAAGTGCATCTTCTCCATGATTATCTACGAAAGTATTTCGTATATTTTCTAAGCGTACACGCTTAGATTCTGGAGTTTCTTCACCTATTGTTAAAATTACCCTACCTTCATCTAAAGGTGTTTTTGTTATCTTTTCAGTAAAAGCTGGTAACTTTTCTTCATAACCTGGAGCTGCCCATAAATCTATTGTTCCTGTCTTTTGAATATCCCCTAGATTACTAGCAAATGAAATAGGATTAAGTTGTTTTAGATTTCCAACTTTATCATAGGTTTCTAATAAAATATCTGTATCTTGAGCTATCTTCATAAATTCAGATATTGGTCTCAAGTGCATTCTTCCAGGACCTGTAATATTTAATCTTAAATCAGGCTTACCAGGGTCTTTTAAAAATGCTGTACCTTTATCCACCATAACATCTTCAATACCTATTGGAATAAAAGAACCCTTATATGGTTTAATGTTAAATGTTTCAGTTGCATCTACTGATGAGATTAAGTTCCCTTCCAAATCTTGAGCATTATTTAAAAGTCTCTCATAACTATAAAGGTTACTCTTATCAATCTCTGTGTCCGCATTTAAAAACCATTCAGCCTCTTGGATTACTCCTGACCATCTACCAAATTTACTCATCTCATTATCTATTATTGTGTTACTAGCTAACCTGTTATAAAATTCTTTATTACGTGTTAAAAAGTCATTTGTTTTTGTTTTCATAAATTCTTTAATCTCTGGTATTTCTAAATCAGCGTTAGGATAAAGTGCTTGTGCATTTTTAATAAGCTCTGGTTCATTTTGTAAGAAGAAAGCAATACTACCTAACTGTTGTGTTTCTGGAACAAAGGTTCTTGTTGTTTCTAATTTTGCATTGATTAAGTAATCAGATAAACTTCTTGCTATATCATCTATTGTTTCATCAGCTCCTGCAAACTTATTAAAATTCCCTTGTTCCATTTGTTTTGCTACATCTAAAGGATTCTTTAATCTTTCTTTACCAACGAAAGTATGTAATCTTCCTAGTAATTGTTCTATATCTGTTGCTATTTCTCTACTATAAGAATCAAACAAACTTAGTTCATTACCATAAGCACCAAATGTAAATGACTTTAAAGGTTTTCCTGTTACTTCTTCTTCTAACTCTATGAGTGAACGTAAAAACTCTCCTGCTTTTTTTTCTTTTAAAGAAGGGTCCATGTCCATTAGTTTATTTACAAATTCCCATTGTACTTTATCAGCAACATCTGCATGAGTAGTGTTTCCTACATCTGAAATTAATTCATTTAATAAATATCTATCAAAATCTTTAGGGTTAATATCAAATGTTTTTATCCAACTATCTAATGATTTCATTAATTTCTTATAATCTTGTTGTAGTAATTTACTATCTGCTCTTAGTTCAGGAACGAAGTCTCTAATGTATTTAACATCTTTAAAAGATTTTCTTAATGGTGCTGCTACTCCTGTAGAAGTTGCAAGTATTTCAACTAACTCATCTTGACCGAAGTTATCTTCAGCCATTACGATTTCTTAAGAGTTTTACTTTTGTATTTCGGTAATCCTAACTTACGTGTCTGCATCCAAAATTCCATTTGTTCTCTGTAACTCATATCACGTAAGTCTTTCATCCTTCTATTACTCCCATAATATCTTCTATAGTGAACTCATCATTTTCATCTCTAACAATTTCAGTTTTAATCTGTGCTCCTTCAAAGCTACCTGCTTCTTCTGGAACTTGTGATTCAAAATCTGATTGCATATTTCTTTTAGGAACTAAAGCTGATAACAAATCAACTGCATATTTTTGCATAGGGTCCACAGTTGGAACCATTCCACCATCTTGAACATTAAGTTTTGGTTTAGATGTAACTACTTGTTCTTGTTGTTGTATATAACTAGATACATCTTCATTTTCAGGTTCTCTCTCTAAATTCTCTGCATAAGTTTCCATAACACTATTTACATAATCTCTTATATTTGGACCAAATCCTTCTAGGTTACCTATGTCTCCTACAGAATCTATACCTTCTGCAGCAGCTTTGTTTGCTTTACCAGGACCACCATACCAGGCAACTGCTACCATGTCCCAGGTTCCATACTTGTTAAAATATTCTGTCATCTTATATGCAGCAACAATATCTTGCATCTCTGGTATCTTCCAGTCAGCACCTTTATATCCTGCTTCTGCTGCCCATACATCCCAATTAACATCTAATATTCCATAAGCACCTAATGCCTGGACTTCTAAAGGATTACCATAAAAATCTAAAATAGTTGTTGGTTTATGTTTAAGGGTATAGTTGCCACCAGCATTCTCTTGCTGTTTTATAGCTTCCATAAACGAAATTAATTCTTGCTGACTCATATAACTATGTGGGTCTATTAGCGATACTATTGAGAATAACAGACCTAGTATTCCTTGCACTGTAGTTTTCTCCTAATCTATCTTGTTCTTTTGTTGTAATAGCATCAAACTTCTCTCTCATTCTACTCTCTGCATCTATTTGTGTAAATCCTTCTTCTTCTATAGTTTGTTGTACATTATCCACTGCATAGTTACCATAATCACCACCCATAATATCTTCCCCTGTCATTGTTGGGTCTTGCTGTGCAGCTTCAGCTAATTGAGCATCTTGTGAATGTCTTGCTTCTGCTTCTTTATACATTGTATTAGATAACATCTTAAGCTCTGCAGCTGTAGGGTCTCTATTTAATTCTGAAGCATATAAGTATTTAACCTTTTGTGCAATAGTTGCTGGGTCTTGTGGAAGGTAAACATCTTCTTCTGGTATATCTGGTACTGGATTAGCAACATATTCTTTTAAAGCTGTTCTCCATGCAGAACCATTTTGCTTTTCTAACTCTGTTACTCCACCTCTATTAGCTCTTGCTAATACTGGAGTGAACTTACCTTGAGTTACTGCATCCCATTCTCCAGGAATAAACCCATCACCTACACTAAGTAATCCACCATTAATTAAATCTGCCTGTATTGAAGCTATCTCTTCTGGAGCTAATCCACCAAATAAATTAACTAAATCAGATTCTGTATAAAAATCTGTTGCACCTTCTCTTGGCGGTGTGTAATCAGCTGGTACACCAATGTTCATATTCTGTTGTCCGAACATACCCCATTGTTGGGTAGCTGCAGCTATTGCTACATCATCACCTGTTAATGCTGATATATCTTCACCTGATATTGCAAAATCTATTACATATTCTGGAATACCATAAGATATTAAATACTTTGAAGCATCATCTATATTTACAGCAGACAATACATCAATACGTTGTTCTGTTGTTATACCTAATTTTTGAGTACCAAGAACTGGGTCCTCATTAATAGATAAAATAATATTTTCTATTCTCTGTAAAAATTCATCAACTGTCATATAATCCCTGTATTAATTCTATATCTTCATCTGCTTCTCGTAGCTCTCTTTCAAATATTTCTCTAGCCATAGGAGCAAACTCTGGATATCTTACCAATATAGCTTTTAATTTATCTCTTAACAAGTTTCTAAATGGAGCTAACTTACTAGCTCTTCTAAATGAAGTATCAGTATATGTTGGGTCTAATGCTTTAGTAGCAGCAATTATCTTATCTCTAGTCTTAGCATATTCTACTAATCCTTGTGCAGCTGGGTTAGTAACTAAATCTCTTTCTAATTGATATGTAACTGGGTCAAACCAGGTATAGAGTTCATCTATTAAATCATCCATCTCTGGTTTCTGCATTGTGTAATCTATACTTCTTCCATATCCAGGATATTTACCTGCTAACTCTGCTTTCTTATTTAACTTAGCTTGATTAGATACTCTATCTCCTCTTGTTAATAAACCATTCTTACGAATAAACTCTTCATACTCCATATTGCCTAAAAGAATATTTTTAGCTTGTTGCCATTGTTCAGGAGTTCTAGGAACTCTATCTTTATCTATAAGCTGTTGCCAATATAATTCATATCTAAATTCTGAATCAGCATCATCAATTAAATATGCGTATGTTAAATCATACTTATCTACAAGTTCTTTATTATTTCTAGCCCATCTAGCTCCATCTTCAGTAACAGGTCTTTTCTTTATAGTATCTGTTCTACTTGTAGTCATAGCTATTGGATTAAATCCAAATCTATCTGTAAATGTTTTTACTGCTTCGTAATCATTAGCAGCAGAGTTTCTTATGAATCTATATTCTGTAGCTAATGTTTCAAATAAAAATATATTCCCTGTCTTATCTGATATTTCATACTTAGGACTTACTGGTCCTGATGGTCCTAATGCTTGTGCTATACCTCTTATTAAAAATATATTTCTTGCATAATCTCCAGCTAACTCCATTGCAGCACTTGCTCCTTCTGGTGTACTATCATCTGCAATACCTGCATATATCATTGCTTTATAAACATCAATCATTGTGTTAGAGAATAAACGTTTTGATTCATCTCCTCCTACACCAAATGCTGTACCTATTTTCTTTGCCCAAGATGGAACTGGTGTAAGAGAACCTAGTATTTCTCCTGCGTTACCTGTTCTTGGTGGTGCAAAGTCTCCAAATAATAATGTCTCTTCCCATTTGCCTGGTCTAAGTAGATTAAACTTTTGATTTATTATTGCCATTGGAACAGTAACAGATGGACCAAATCCAGGAATAAGATTACCAGCTATGTTTAAAGAACTAGCAAAGACTGGTAAATTAACATTTACTCCTCCCTCGTTTAAATCTTTAAACATCCATTTGTTTATTAAACCTTCTCCTGGATAACCAAATAATTCTTCTCCAGTGTTTGGGTCTTTATAAAAGAATCCTTGTTGTCCTTCTTCATCAAATACAGGATTAGGTTTTCTTGCAGCTTGTACTGTTTGCTGTGCTCTTCTAAGTGGTCTTAAATTTTGTTGTTTAATTAATCTTGCCCAAGTACTAAAGATTTCTACGTATGCTTCTCCGAATGGGAATATTCCTCTTGTAGCATTTCCTATTCTACTTCTACTTGTTACATCATATAATAATTTTTTAGTTTCAGTTAAAGCATGTGATGAAGCCATCTTATCTACTATCTCTACTTTGTTAATACCACCAGTAACACCTTTGTAGTTTTCTAATTTTTTATATATATTTCTTTCATGCCTGGTACCTTTATCTAACCCTGCATCTTTAGCTTCTTTAAGAAGTTTTTTTAATGTTCTAGCGTTAGCATGTTGTGCAAAGTCTCCTACCTTATCCCAGTAATGATATTTAAATGTTGGTGCTCTTGACATATTTTTAGTAGGAATAGTCATAAACAATTTAAACATATCATCAGTAAAATCATCTAACCATCTTGTCTGTCTTGATATACCCATTTTTAATTCACCACGTACATTTTCTGGCAAACTCTTTTGATATTTTTTAATAAAACTTTTTTTAAGTTTTTCTTGGTTCTTCATTAACTGTGTAGATATAGAATCGTAATCTCCTGGTTTTAATTCACCAGCCCAATACTTAGCCATATCTACATCTTCTAATCCAATTAATTCTGCAGCTGTCATATTCTCATCACCTAATGCTTTTAATAAATCTTCTTTACCATTCTCATCTATCCAGTTTTTAGCTTTTCTAGCTTTTCTAGGTATTGTTGCACCTGTATTTACAATACCTCCAGTAACTTGTGCTACTGCTGCATTAACATAATGTACAAACTCTTCTGCTTTTGCTGCACCAGGTTTACCTTTATTACCAGCTCCTTTGAAAGCATGACCATCTGCTGCTGTTACTTTTCTAATATGGTCATTTAAAGGATTGCCAGTTGTTTGTACTTCTTTAATTAATTTATTTAATTCTCTAGTTCTTTTAGCTGTATTAGGTTCTAGTTGTATCTGTGCCAGTCTCCTGGACAAAGGGTCAAACTTATGTTGCATAAAGTTTCTAAAAGCATTTTCACCCCATGCTCTTTTGTTTTCATGTTTAGAAATTGTTGTCCATTCTGAAGTACTACCATAACCTCTTCTTACTGCAGTAGGGTTCATTCCATTTAAAGTAACATCAATAAACTGTGCGTTATCTTCAAAAGAACCTATAAGACTTTTACTAGCTTCTCTTGGTTTACCAATCATTCTTGCTATAAATTGTCCTGGATGGGATATAACACTGGTTACACCTGAAGTAACCATTCTTAATTGTTCTTCAGCTATAACCCTTACTGTCCATGCTGGTCTTAACAAAACTAATGGTTTAAATACAGAACCATAATACCAGTCCATAAATCTTCTTACAGTATCAATATTGTCAGAAGCTAATAACTTTGTTCCTATTGCTCCTAAATCATCATCTAATGCTTTTGCTGCACGTAATAATTTAGTTGGATTAGGTAAAAATATTTCATCAGCTAACTGTACAGAAGTCATTGGGTCTAATAGATTAGGTACTCCATCTAGTTCACCTTTTTGTAATTGTCTTAATACATTAGTAATAGGTAAGTTTTCTCCACCTGTTTCAATAGCAAAACTTTTAACAGCATCCTTTTGTTTTTTAGAACCGCTAATAAATTTAGCTTGAATACTTAAACCTTCTTCTACTAATTTTTTTTGATACTTAGTTAGAGATGCTTCTTGTTTAAGTAAACTTTCTCCTTTCATTTCTTTCTTAACTAATTTTTTAATAACAGCTGGTTTCATACTTTTTTCTAAATATCTACTAACAAGTAAAGCTACTTCTCCTGGAGCATTTTTAGAATCTAATGCTTTCATAGCTTTTTTCATAAAGTCATTTCTTTTTGTAATCTTTGTTGCATCATCTAATGAGCTAGTAGATAATCTAATAAATCTATTTAACTTAACAAGAGAATCACTTTTGTTTTCAGTAACTAATCTTGTACCATAAGTTTTCTCTGACCACTCATCTAACATACGTGTCATTCTGTTGCCTTTAGTTCTTACAGTAGGTAAGTTGTTAGCTGTAGCTTTAATTAAAAATTGGTCCTCTATTAACTCTTTGGTTAAGATATCATCTATTTCTTCAAAAGACTTTCCTTTATGTTTTGCTTTTAATTTATCTAACGTATTATAAAAATCAAAATCATCAATATTGTTTTTAGATGCAGACATTATGTCAGATGTAGAGTTATTCCATATAAACTCTTTAAACTTTAAACCAGCTTTACCAGATAAAAACTCTTTAGTTGTTGGACCAAAGATAGATTTTCTTGCTCCCTGGAGTAATCCAGTGGTCTCAAATAATTTAGCCATTGTACTTAAGTTTTCTAATGTTTGTTCACCTTTTTTAAAATCATAACTAGCAGCTTGAAATGTTTTTGCACCAGCTCTTGCTTTACCTATTCCTAAAGCTGCCATACCAACAGGGTCTAAAAATATTTGTGCAAGTACATCTAATGTTCCAGTTATATTTTTATATGCTGTTGTTCCTGGTTCTATAATGTCATCAAGTGGTTTAAATAACCAACGACCAATAGTAACTGTTGGGTCTAACCCAGCTTCTTCAAATCTCTCTGCTCTTTCACCAGTAAACTGTATTGCTGTCTCTGCTTTCTTTCTTTGTTCTTCATAAATCTGTACACCTAAAACATTATCTAAAACAAACTCTCTTGCTTCTACTGGGTCCACTCCAGATTGAACTAAGTTTTTATATTCATCTGTTTGTGTTGGGTCAGTGCTACCTAAGAACCATCCAGTTCCTAAATCAACTTCTTTACCAGCAGCTTCTGCTTGTGCTTTCATATCTAATAAAGAAGATTTAGATTTATCTCTAGCTTCTTTATGAGACATGCCTTGTTGTCTGCCTTCTAAATAACGTACACCTCTTGCAGCTCCAGCTTCCCATAAGTTTTGGAATCCTAAGAATAATCCTCTACTCATACTTTTAGATTTATTAGTAATAGATTTTCTTAAAGCACCATATCCTTCTCTCTCTTTTGCTATAGATTCTTGTAATACTATCTGTCTAAGTCTTGGGTCCTCATCACTGATACCTAATTTAACTGCACCAACTAAAGAACCTTTACTTATTGTTGGATATTTTTTAACAATAGCTGAAGCTCTATTAGCCATATCTTGTGTAATTTGTGAAGGAGCTTTAGATTTAGCTATAGCTCTTTGTGTAGCAGAGTCATCTACAAAGTCAGCAGCATCAAAGGTACTGTATGACATACTAACCTTTTAATATATTAGCTAGTAATGGGTCCCCAGTTAAATCATAAAACTGTTGAATTAACTGCTCTGTTGATTCCATAGCAGATTCTTGCGGTCCAACTCCTGGACCAAATGCTAATCCATCTTCTACTGGTCTAAGTGGTTGGTCTGTCCCTCTAAATACATCTACTCCTTGTTGTCCTGGAGGTGGAGCTGTTGGTCCTGGTGTAGGTCCTCCAGTCATTTCTAAATCTTTAACTTCGTTGTTTAAATTTTTTAATTCTTGTTGTTCACCATATACAAATCTTGATTGGTCTATATAGTTATTTGTTGGCGGCTTAACAGCTGCATTTCTTTTAGTTATTCTCGTTGCCATCTTCATCCTCATCTTCGTAATAAGCAAATGTTGAACTAATAATCATATAACCAAATGGAAATACCATTGGTGGTAATTGGTCTGTAAATATCTTAGGTTCAATTAAATTAGCTTCAAGCAATATATCATCACCATTTTCATCTACATCCCATAATGAATTATTAACAATCTCTGCAAATTCTTTATTTGTATTATTAAACATTATTGGACCATACCTAACGCTTGTTGTATAGAAGGCGTAGGTCCAGTGGTGGTCGGACCTATACCTTCAATCATTGCTGCTTCTTCTTCTGGAATCTCTGGTTCTTCGGCTGTAAAAAATTTATCTAAAATGTTTTGCATGTCAGCAGGATTCTTTCTTATTTGAACTATTGCCATTAAAGCCTTCTGGTCTCCCTGATTAGCTTGTGCCATTAAAGTATCAAATAAAACTTTGTCTGCTTTTTCTCTTGTAATTCTTTCATTAACTCTTACTACATTATCTAAACCATCTAGGTTTTCTTGTAAAGTCTGTGTATCAATAACACCAGAACTAAGCAACTGTAAACCTGTAACAATTTTTTGTGGTTCATCATAACCAGCCATAGCACCATAGACTCTTCTAGTTTTATAATTACTTGAAATATCTCTAAGTGGTTCATAAGTTTCTGAAAAGAATTTATTATCTCTATATCCAGATAAATGTTTTGATTTACCTGGGTACATCATCTCATCCCACTCAAGTCTTTTAGCATCTGTCTGTTCTATAGCATCAGCCATAATGGTATGATATTCTCTAATCATTAATGACATAGATGCACCTAGTTCTTCTAAACCTCTACCAGTAGCAAAAGATACAGGTGATTGTGAATCATCTGTAGCAGGATAAGCTGCTCCAACTCTAAGTTGTCTTTCTACTCTATCTATCTGTTGAAAAATCTGATAAGGAATATTTGATGCAGGTTTTGATACTGTGCTTCCTGGAGCAAAGTAATTAACTGCAAATCTTCCTTTTTTGTATTGACCTGATTCTAATTCACCAGTTATGTTTGTTTCAGTGAATACTGCATCTTCCATAGCAATAATGCTCATAACATTAATCTTTGCCATAGCTGCCATTAATCCGATTATTTGGTCATACTGTCCTTGTAGCTGGTCAAAAGAAAACTTCTTTGCTACAACGAAAGCAGGACCACTCTTTAGCGGATTAGGAATAAAATCAAATATTGTACCTGATGACATGTGGAATATATAAGTTCCTTCTTCATTGTAATATTCAGATATTAAATCCCCTTGACCATTTGAGTTAGCCCAGGAACCTGAATAAGAATCTGTATAAGGTGAAGCTGAACCACTACCAATAGATAATCCAGTACCCATATCCTTTGCATAAATCTGTTCTTTATAATCTGGATAAACTTGAGCAAGTGCATATTTAGGAACTCTACGAACTATAGATAAATCTTTTGGTTGTTGGTCTGCACCAAAATATCCAGGGAAACAGTTGTATGGGTCTCGTAGTTCAGCTATTGGGTAGGGGTTCCCATTAGCATCTTTTCTTTCACGTATGACCCATACAGCAAATCCATAACCAGGTAACCATCTACCAACTTGTGGCATTTGTTTTTCAAGTCCTTGTACTTCATCATAAGCGGTTATTATTCTCCCTATTTTCTCTGCTCTTCTTCTAGCTCTTTCAGAATCTTTATCATTAGGAACATCTATTTTGAGGTTAGGAATACGACCTATTTTCTGTGCCAGGTGTTCTAATCCTGATGACATAAGATTAGGCATTGGGATTTGCCAATCCTGGAATCCTTTTATCTGGTCTCCTAATAAAGCAAGTATTCCATTTGGTCCACCATTCATTATTGAACGAATACGACCTCTTGTTGCATAAGCATCCTGGTTATCGTAATGTAACTGCGTTATCTTATCTTGTAGTTCACTTGCGTTCATCTTATTACCATGGTGCCTTATTCATATCAGAGACATCAAAACCTTTAAAAGCAGGAGTATATTCATAACCCATTTCAGCAATAAACTCTTTTTGTAATCTTCTTACAATCTTTATTGGAAACCAACTTGCCATAACTATATCCGATTTATATCCTCTGCTACTTGCTTTATTAGCAGCATTTGAAAAATACAAAAGCTGCCTACGATATATATTACTCTTGTTTTGTGAATCTGCACTACCATAAGGCAAATTTACCAATCCCTTCTCAAACAACTCACTCATTGCACCAACACCGAAATATGGGTCAAATTTGTTTGTTTGAGTCTGATGACCTTCTAAATGTATTCCTCTAGCAGCTGTCCATTCTTTTAATTCTCTATCTTGTCTAATAGCACGTTGAAATCCATTTTCTTCAATAATCCAATGAGATAATCCATACTTTGCATACCATTCTTTAATTGTTTTAAATGCTTGTGGTATTCCACCACCTTTAGAGTTTTCAATATCTACCATGTACAACTTACCTTGTTCTACATGATATGCCCATAAAAAGGCAGCCTGGTAACCAGTTGAAGCTGGGTCAAGTCCAGCAATTAATCTTGTACCAGCTGGTATATGTCCAATAGACCTTTCATAATCCCTGGCATTATCTAATGCTTCTCCTTTAAACATTTGTAAGCCTTCAGAGAATGGTCGGTTTAAATACACCATTTCAAAAATAGCTAGACCACCAGTTGTTTCTGCATTTCTTCTCTGTGCCATTAACCAGTTATAACTTCTCTTACTTGCCCATAGCATGTGTTTCTTGTGGTCTTTAGGTTTACCAGAGTCAATAGGTATATCTAAACTATGAGCTGAATTAATTATCTTCTTCCACTCTGGGTTATCAATTAATGAATTATATAAATCATCAGGATGTTGCCTGGAACCAATAACAACAATAGCTGTATGTTCCTCTTTCCTGGAAGATAGAGTTGTTGTCCACCATCTCTTTGTCTGCTCCCTGGAACTTGGTTGAATTGTAGTTGAGTGGTCCTCAATGTCATCTGCAATAATTAAATCACAGTCTCTTGAAAGAATCTTTCCACCTTTACCTACAGCTACCATTGTTGGAGATTTAATACCAGTAACTGTCCTGGTCTTAACTGTAAACTGTCCTGAACTCCAGGTCTTACCAGTTCTACTCTTTGGTTTAAAAGTTTCCCCTGGTCCACAAAAATCTTCTATTAGTTGTTCATTATTTTCAAGATGGTCAAGAACCGCACCTACAGCATTCTTAGATATATCTTCATTACCACCTACCCACATAACCCTTATGTTTGGATTCTTACATATATGCCATACAGCAAAGTGTGTCAGTAAGTCTGTTTTGCCATGTCGTGGTGGAGAGAGAATCATAAGCTGTTCTCCTTTATCAATAGCTTTCAAAATATTTTTAATCCAGTTCTTGTGAAACTTAGCTGTTTCGTAAGGCTTTCCTGTCTCTGTTAAGAAGTATCTATTTCTAAAACTTTCAAATGATTTTAAAGATTCTTTAGCTTCTTCTGGAACACTCCAATCTTCTCTAGCTTTGCCCAGGGCTTTATCTTCTTTATATGCCAATAACATTCTGGCAACAACACTGGCATCTATACCCATATCTTCAGCTACAAACTTTTGTGTTATGATTCCATCTAATATTTCTTCAGCATACTCTTCTACAAAAGTATCAAAGTATTCTCCACGATTAGCTCTATTGTTTGAAGTGGTAGCTAGTTTCTTTTCATCCTGGATTGCTTTATTCCTGGAACGAACATTGGCAGCTTTAGTACATTTTAAATTACAATACTTCTGCCTACCATGAGCTTGTTTAAATTTATCTCCGCAGTGCGGACAGGTTAAGTTTTTAAGGTTTGCCATTACGTTTTTTTATTCTTTGCATAATACGCAGCTACCTGTTTTTTTGTCATAATCCTACCACTAGGGGACCTGTACTTATTAGGTCCTATTTTTTTAAAAGGCACTACTTCCTTCTTCTAGGCTTATTTTTCTTCATACCTTTTTTATATGAATACTTCTTTCCTGGCATTTTCTCCTCCTATAATTCAGTATGGCAGAATATATACAGGGTTCCAAATACCCCAATTCAAAAAAGAATAGACAGTTTCAAAAAGATAGAACCTGTATCAATTCTGCTTGTACTACTATTCTATCCCAGTATAACAAATATAAATATTGTAATAATCATAAGCCAAAGACCTTTCCTAGAATCAAAGGAAGGCACCCTGACTCTACGAAGCAATCCCCCCTGGAGTAAAAAAAATTTTTTTTCTGTAAAGTCATAAACTTGTTTTTGTCTTTCCCCTATGATAAAGTTATCAAACACAATTAAGATATCTTTCCAGCTTTAAGAAGAGGGTATCTGATTAAACAGTAAGAGGAAGTGGATTAGCTGGACCATGATAACTAGGGTTAAAGCCTATTACTTCATAATATAAAATAAGTCATAAATAGATTTGTTATCGGTTTGGGAGGGATGACACAGGGTAAGAAGTATTCATCTGTATTTTCTTTTCTATTAGAATTATCTTATTGAAGAAATGTAAAGAGTGTAAGAACACTTTAAAACAGGTAAACAATACTAGTAATTACTACTGTGATAGTAGTCCTAATTTGTGTACTTTATCTACAAAGACTATAACAATACACTAGATATAGTACCCCAATATGTAGTACCACTATATATAGTATTAAATTGGCATTAAATAACTCTAGGGTTACGAATACGAATACCCCCCACCCAAATTAGCATTTCCAATGTTTGTCCTATAATCTATATTATGTTGCGTTGGTGGGTCTTTAATTACTGGCTTTATTGATTAAAAGCCTTGTTTCACTACTTTAAAATATACCTACTCAAAATGACCCTGATTTGTTTTTAAATGTAGGTGGCATGGTTTCAAATATAAAGGATTGATAGTTTCAACCTAATAAAAAAAATATAAAAACCCTGTAACCTTTTTACATAGGATGCTGTCTAATCTACATGGAAAACACAAACACTATAACAATGATGATTGGAGCCTCTGGCTCTGGTAAATCTAGGCACTGTAATAAAGCAGCTAAAGAGATGAATGCTTTTATTATTGACCCAGATGCAATTAAGTTACAACTAAATAAGCAGATGCCATTAGATAAAGAGACTAATGAAAATCTTCATCCAGCGGCATCACAATTCGCAGCCCAGTTATTGGAATCTTATTTCAATGATGCGGAAGGATTTAAGGATAGATATAACTGCAACTCGGTCATATTAGATAACCGCGGTAAAGATTTAAAGAAGGTCCAGGGGCGTATCATTAACGCTATACAGGCTGGGCTGAAGGTGCAGTTTATAATCGTAGAAAATGATATAGTTAATTGCGTTTTGAATGTTGCAATTAGGAATCGTAAAAGCAAAAGAAGTATGAAGATAATGGAAGTAATACGAGCCTATAAAGGGACCCATGCAACAATAGAATATTTAAAGTCCCAGGAATCCATAGACACAAAAATAGTAGAAGGATATAAAAGAATAAAATTTCATAAACTATGTAACCTTTTAACAAGGTGCGTAGTCTAATGAATATGGAAAGCAAAAGGAAGGTGAATAAATGAGAACGTTAGATATATACGGCAAATTCTACGCTAAGAAAAAGTCTGCTTGGAATCATAAAGTGTGTGTTAGTTTTCATGATGGGATTAACCCATTTGAAAGAGATACTTACGACAGTAAGCCGAGCGTTACTGTTACTGTTAATGGGAGATTAGGAAGTAAAGATAACAGCCTAACTATTACAGAGATGAGAGACCTAAGAAAAGTAATTCATGACTTGCAATTACTGGCAGATATTAACAATTTATTTATTCCAGATAAAACAAAAAAGAAACACTGGATTTATAACCCAAAAGGAATTGAAGTAGAAGAAGAAAAGGAAGGTAAGTAATGTCTATCCAGGTAGGAGAAATGATTGCTGTTAAGACAGAAGATTTAACAGCGGAGGATGTCAAACAAATAGAGATAGCGTTGGTAAATACAGCGGCTACCTTTACAACATTTGATAATTATATGTATTCATATTTGATACAGGAAGGTGAGTAATGATAATTAATATAGAAATAGAAACAGATAATGAAGCGTTTGGTAATGATAGAGTCTTTGAAGTTCAAAGAATATTAACAAAATATGTACCAGAAATTAAAACAAAAGATTATATAAATCTGTATGACCTGAATGGAAATAAAGTTGGATTCATTCAAGATACAGAGTATTAAAAAGGAAGGAGAGTAATGGGAGCTGGTGACTGTTATCCTGCTGCGTTCAAGGCTATAAACAGCAGCAAGTTTTTTACTAAAGACCATGACCCAAACCATGATTGGATTGTGGTCCATGCTTTAAGAGATATCTTCCCAGGTGGTGAACACTATGGAGGACACGCATTCTTATTGAATAAGAAAACAAAAACTGTTTACGATAGTTCAATCAGTGCAAAATATATTGATGGTTCTGTTGATGGTGTTGTTGATGGGATGCCGCTTGATGAGTACGTAGAAAAAACATTCTTGCTAACCGAGGGTAAATATGTTTGGAAGGAATACACTCTGAAAGAATTAAACGAGATAACCTTTGAACACATGGTACACACACCATTTGATTTAGCTAAGGAACAGTGGGCAATGAAAGATGAAGAGTTTGCTAAGAGATTCCCTGGATTCAGTAGCTATAAGGAATACATGCAAGAGTATTTCATCCCAACATTCTGCCCAACACATCCACTTATAAACTGCACCGAATATAAACAGGATAAAAAAAATAAAAAAGATGTAACCAAATTGGAGAAGGTTGAGTCTAATAAGTGATGGTAAAAAAGGAAGGTAAATAAATGAGTGCTCAAGGAGTGTTCATCATTGATGATGAAGTAGGTTTTGAACAGAGACCTAAGAGTAAAAAGCAATTAAAAGATTTAATTGCAGCTGGTAAGTTAGATACTATTTATGTTGAAGCAGTTAATCTGATTGGACCTGAACAGTATGCTGGACCAGTTACTAAAGAGATACTAGAAGAGCAAGGGGAAATAACTTTTGTTGGACCAAGTCCTTATGAAGCAAGAAATTTTTTTGGTCAATTCTATGTTGATAAGAAGGGGGCAGTAAATGTCAAGTGAACCAATAGAGATTACCTGGGTAGATATTTTTGGTAATGAAGTTAAGACCGAGACCTATGACTTGAATAAGAAAACAGATAAGGAAGGTAAGTAATGCTAAAGACTAGAGAATATATGGTAGGACAAGAGGACTA